CGTTACTCCTTTGTCAATGAATTTACCATACTCTGCCATAGAGATACTAAACTCAAAACTATTTTTACTTTCTTTAGCTTTATAAGATAAGGACTTACTTAGATTGCCATCGCCTGATTTTCTCTTAGCTTCTGAAATTACCTTCTCCCCGAATGCGTCTAATACTTTTTTAACTAGCATACTTCATCAGCTAAACTTATAGCCACGTTAGGCATTTCAACATCAAAATTCATTTGCCACCCATCCAATAAGTTTTTACCTTCTGAGGTTCTAGCATCTAGTGTAGGGTTGTCGCTTGCAGTTATATTATGTTCTATAAATCCCCTGTTTAATATTCTCCATATCCTATTTAAGGCTGCGAGAGTATTGTTTAGATTATCTACTTCGTTGTCCTGTCCCCAAAACTTATCCGTATTAACCTCGTTGTTTATGTCTCTAACATCCATACAAGACAGCTCCACACTAAAAGATATAGTTCCCTCACTTGGAAATGAAGCATTATTAATATCCATGTGAAGCAATGGAAATATAGTAATTTTGTCTAGGTCTACATTGTCACCTTTAGTAATAGTATTGATATAGTTGTCGCCTTCACCTAATTGCTTGATGTAGTATAGTAGTTGTGTGTATCGGTTTAGTGCTGCCATCTATAATTTATTACGTTCTACTCTACAGAACTCTATCTGCTCTGCATCGGTTTTAATACCTATGTATTTTTCAACACCGTCAACAACTAGAGTAACACTCCAGTCGCTTTCTGATTTCCTTCTCTCTGATATACAAACTACATCCATTATAATTGTGTTACGTTTCCTTTAGGGTTACTCCTTAATTCTGCCATCATCTTATCTTTGTCTCTCTTGTGTGCTAAAAACACATGCGTTTCTATTACATTAAGCTCTAGTATATCATCTATCCTTAGTATATCATCTCCAGCCAAATCTATTAGGGTTGCATACCATCCCCATTTACTAAAGAAGCTTGACGTTTTGTCTCCTTCGCTAGTACCTCCTGAGTAAATTTCAGGGAACTCAGACGTAATTCTGTTGCCAAATTCTGAAAAAAAACCAGTGCGCCTTGAACGATACTTAATGGCATATCTTTCATTGCGTCGGCAGTCAATACAGTACCGTTGTATTCTTCTATCTTATAGTTTCCGAAAGTATCTGTACCTGTAATCGGTCTAAATAATACAGCCATTAATCTATGCACTTCCTCATACCCCTGACCTATAGAAGCCGTATCGAAAAACTCTTTGTTCTTCATCTTTAAAACAGATAGTTCTATATTAGAAATGTTATCTAGGTTAGGAATAAAACCAAACTCCTTTCCATCCATATTAAATCTATTAACGAATGGAGGTGTTAAATTAAGAGCCTTTGTTATCTGTTCTATTAACTCCTTGCTCTCCTTAGCTTTCATAGAACTATTGATAGGAATACCGCAAAAGATGTTTAAAGTGTGCTTATCAAACTCTAAAGCTGTTAGCTTATCTTCATCTAAAAGAATGAACTTTTGAAACTGTCCTAGTGTGATATCTCCTATGTGTTCGGGTACTATAATCTTCATATAAGTAATACGTTTAAAGTTCTGTTTTGTTATTTATCTTATCTCTATTCCTGTGCTTCTCATTAGGTTTTCCTCTATACCGTAACACGTTAAATCTACATGCTCATCGTGTTTAGCATTCGGGAACGTTCCGACTTGTTTTAGAAAAGCATCATTCCAACTACCTTTAATTAGTTTAACTCTACCGCCCTCTATATAATTAGATGTAGCTCTTACGTTCTCTATCTTAGAACTATTAACAAAATCTGTTCTTATCTCAGTTACGTTATACTTAGTTTCTACCCTAATCATCTGCGCTAATGATTTACCACTCGCCTTAGGTTCTATCCTAATCATTCCAATACTAACGGGTAATGAATCTATAAAGGTCGGTATGTCTTTTAGTAGGTCTGGCAATTCTAAATACTTATCTACTGAAGATAGTATTATATAATCGTTGTTATACTTCGCACCCACTTGATACCCTGTTGGGTCGTTAGAAGTATTTTTAGTGTAAGCTCCATCTATAATTAAATCCCATTGCAAAGAGTTTAAAGGTATGTCGCTTTTATCTACTATCTCAAACCAGTCTTTCTTCCATTCCCCTCCCTCATCTGGTGCAGGGGTTTGTTGGTATTGTCCCGCAAATGTGTAAGCGTTTGCTTGTCTTATAGTCTCTAACTCTTTAAAGTTGTGCTTCTGTTCCCATAATGGGTTATTGTTTTCATCTAATGCAGGTAGACATAAATGCTCCCACTCTTCACCACTACCACCATCTAATAAATAACCGCTTAAATCGTCCTCGTGTAACCTTTGCATAATAACTATTATAGGAGTCTCCCTACTGTTCACCCTTGAACGGATAGTGTTATTATACCTATCGTTTACTGCATTTCTTTTAACGTCGCTAAATGCGTCATCAGGCTTTAATGCGTCATCTATTATAATAGCACCGCCAAACCCTCCAAGAGTTGTAGACCCTGCACCAAATCCTGTAATAGCTCCACCCGCTGCAGTAGCATAAACACCACCGCCATCATCATTAAACCACTTACTTTTAGACTGTGCGTCCTTCTTTAAATTCATAGCCCACATATTTTGATAGGCATCGGAATTAATATATTCCTTAGTTTGACTAGAGTTGTCTAATGCTAAAGAATCTGAGTAAGATAGGTGTATAAATTTAGATGATGGAGACTTAGCCAGGCACCAAGATATAAACATTTTAATAGCTAGTTCTGTCTTGCCGTATCTTGGAGGTATGTTTATAATTAACCGCTTTATTTCACCACTATAAACACGCTCTAAAGTACTTGAAATCTGCTCTAAATGACTAGAGGGAATAAACTTCCTGTTATGGCTCTCCTTATACATATAGCGAGCAAATAAAAGAAGGTCGTTCTCTAAAGAAACTTTAAGCACATCCTTATCTGTCATCTAATAATTTTTAAGAAACTCTTCTTTGATTGCTTTTATATCTTCTTTAGATACCTCCTTAGAAACAGAACCTTCTAGTTTAACATCAGTCTGCTTTAGTTGAGGTATAACATATTTAGAAAGGTCTAAGAATAATTTGATTCTATCCTTTGGCTCTAATTCCTTAAAATCCTCTTTAAGCTGCTCTAAGTTATCTTCTAGTAAACTAGTGAATGATTCCCTTACTTTAGATGTAGCTTTGTTAGAGCTTCCCTTAGGTCTACCCTTGGCTTTGTCGTGTCCTTCTTCAAACGGCATAGTATATTATTTTATATTAGTTTAATATGATTATTTATATCTACGTTTACTGTTCCAAGATACTCCTTTAGAATTACCTAACGCTTTAAGGTTTGCTATTGCTTTGTTATAGTTGTCTTTTAAACTGTTTGTGTTACTGTTCATCTTACTTAGTTTTTAAATCTTGCATATCCTTCTCGTATGTATAGAAAACTATATCTAACTCCTTAGATATGTTAAATAGTATCTTAGCTGATCCTGCACAACTTCTACATAAATCCTTACTATGGTATTGTATAGCGAATACATGAGCGTAGGTGTCTATTAATACGTCTATGTCTATTTGATTCCAAACGTTTAAACTCCTTCTATCTACATACTCTTTATAGCTATTGTAAAAGTCTTTAGTCAAGCATCTTTGTGGTTTACGTTTGATGGGAAACTTATGGTTCATTTTATCCTTACGTTCATCAAATCCGCAGTCGTCTCCAAAGATAGCCTTAACAACTTTCTTTATACCTGTGGCTTCTGTAATTGATTCTATTACGTCTCCTAGTCCTAGTCCTTTAGTATTAATAACATCGTTAGATAGCTTATTAAACTTTGCGTACGCTATATACTCCCTAGTTCGTTTGTCTAACCCTTCGTAGTAGTTTTTATCTTTTAGCATAGTTTAATTTTTTTAAAAGCAATTCTTTTAGTTCGCTAAATTGTCCTGCATAACAAGGCTCTCCACACTCCCATGAAAGTCTAGTGGCTCTTAATAAGGTTAACATAGTGCCAGCCTCATCTTCAGATTCAAAAGTCAATTCCACTATAAAAGGTTTAAATTCCTCTTCTGTATTAATCTTTTTTACTTTCATTTTATCTAGTTTTAGTGTTTAGTATAGTTTCTTTGGCTTCCTTAACCTTTCTATAAGTAAAGCCGTAATTAATATTAAATTCTTTGTTAATCTGTCTATAGCTCTTATCTAATGACTCCAGAAACAACTCCTTTACATACCAGTCAAGATTATTGTATTCGTCTAAGTACGCTTGCTGTTGATCGTCTGGCTCAAAGTTGTTAGTAGTGTCTGCTACATTAAATGAGCCTTCTAATCTACTATCTTTAATTTTCCTTTTGTCATCTATATACATGAAGTACATGGAGTTTTTAACGTACTGACATTGTTGGGCGTTTGTAAAGCCTCTATATTTATCTACATCCATATCCATCAACTTAATATACATATCTTGTACCAAGTCATTAGCGGTATCATAGTCCTTACATATAGCATAAGCGATACCCCTCCATTTCTTATTCTCTTTAGCTAGTTCTTCTAACATATAAGTTAATTATTTGTTTGCTACTACACCGTTTAGGCTACTGCTAATATACGAAACATATTTAAACCCGTTACGCTTTATAGTAATAAAGATATTAACAATAGTGTTAGTTCTTATTTAGAATGATTACAAATTAGATATAAATTAGGTTTGGTATTACTTTTATATGTATATTTGCAGTATTAATAATTTAAAACTAATAATATGCCCATAACAATAAACTACAACGACGAGGATGTGATAGTATTCTTTGACTATTACGAGGCAGAACCAAGCGACAACGAAACCCAAGGCAGTCCATCCAAGATAGTTATCAAGGAGGTCTGTAACGCTTCAGAAGAAGTAAACGAAGAAGATATAAT